AGATCGGCTCAAACTTAGTGGCGCGGTCTGGCATCAAGGCAACCAGTGCTTTCTTGGCATTCTTGGGCTTTGCGCCGGGGATGGCGAAGCTTGGTGATGCCTGCGATACGGGCGACTTGAGCTGCACGTCAATGATTCTGCGGAACGCATCCAGCTCAAACGTGTCACCTGTTGAAAGTATCTTGACGATACGCGGTGTATCGTACTTTTTCTTGTGGTTGCGTGTGCCAGGGTAGCGCAGGATACGCGAGGGGTCAGCCGTCACATTCATGTCGATGACCAAACCTTCTTGCTTGCACAAGCGCTTAAGGCTTTCGGCTACAGGCTTCCATACGTCGATGGCGACGTTCTCATTCAAAGGCCAATAGGCGTGGATACCGCCACCAGACGACACAAACCAAGGATCGCCCAGCGAGGACAAACCCGTGTGGTCCAGAAAAACTGCCAGCGCAGTGCCGGCTTCTTTCTTAGTAGCGTAGCCGTCCATGTCGATGAAGATGGACTTGATGCTGACAGCGTTAGCTGTTTCGCGGTTTCCCGCATCTGCGAATGTAGACAGCGCGAAGTAGCAGTCGTAGTCCTTGCTGTCCCATGTGTTTACTGCGGGCTGCAGCTCTTCGAGCGTCTGAGCATATACATGCTTCTTGTTGGTTAGTTCTGCTGCACAGTAGAGTCCGTTACCCGGAGTCGGCAGCACAACCGCGAGGAACTCAAGCGGGGTCATTACAGTCCTTTATTTTAGTTTTCGCTGCCGCACTCATCACAGATATACGATGGTTTTCTCGCGTCCAGCGCATCTTGGTAGCCTTGGTCATATGCGTCTCTGCTGCCACCGTCCAGTGCATCTTCGTGGCCTCGGCCATACTCGCTGTCAAATCTCTTAACCAGCTCAAGCGCCCAACTACGCGGTAGCGGCAGGTCTTGCCTGAGCATGCCCTCTGAAAAGCGTAGAAGCTCTTCACTACTCAGACTCGTTGGCTGTGTGTTGTGCATATCTTCCCCCATAGAATTTCGGTATCGAGTTCAGGATCGTTTTGGAGAATCAGGATCAGCGCTGTGACTTTCGGGCGGTATACGCCCATCACCGTTCCGCCGCTAAACCAGTTGTAGACAGACTGCCGTGTAGCGCCTGTGGCGTGCGCGACCCTCACAACCGAGAGCCCCCTTAGCACTGCGCACGAACCTAGCGTGGTGCCTAGTGTCTTAGTGGCCCCTTGCAGGGCTGCAATTGTTTTTTTAGAGTATGCCATTTTGGTATCGTGTAAAAGGGGCCGAAGCCCCCTTAACACTATTTACTCGTCATCCCACTCGCTGACCAGCTGGCTAAGGTCCGACTGTTTAGCAGCAACGGGAGGCTTGGCCTTTACCTCCTTGCGCACTACCGGCTGCAGCGTGATTTCTTCGTCCTGCTCAACAGCTACCGGCTCCACAACCTTGCGTGCCTTGACGACTGGCGCGGGTGCTGGCTCTTCCTCCTGCTCAACAGCTACCGGCTCCACAACCTTGCGGGCCTTGACAACTGGTGCAGGTGCTGGCTCCTCTTCTTCGTCCTGTTGGACGGGCTGGACTACTGCTTTCTTAGTAGGGCGCACGCCTTCAATGGGTGCCGCAACACTGGCTTGCGCTGACTTTGAAATTGAAAGCGTGATAGCGGTGACAGCGTCCGTGCAGGTGCTCTGCGGCACAACCATGTCGTACTCGTCTTCGGTCAGAAAGCGCATGGTCTTGAAGAACAGCTTAGGGAACTCGGACTTGGTGTCGAAGCGAAGGCGAGTCACCACCATTGCCGGGTCAATCTTCTGTGCAGCCAACCAGCGGGCATACGCCTGCAGCGGAAAGTTACCACCTTCTTCTTTGCCGAACAGACTTGTAGCGGCCAGTGTCAGGCCCAGAACATCACCATCCATTGCATTAGCCAGAACCACAGCGGTACGTTGTTGGTAGTTGCAGGCGCGGCCGTTGCCTTGGCCCGAACCAGCGATGTTCTGCGGGCAAGAGTTACAGGTTTCGGCCTGCTTTGCGTTAGCTGTCTCGCTGGGCTTCTCGCCGTCAATGGACCAGCAATCGGCAGGCTTTGCATTTTCAGAATCAAACTTTGCTGCGAAGAAAATGCGGTTGACCTTGGGCGCTGCGGCCACAATGACGACATCCAGAAAGCGGTCCTCGATTGTTGCAACTTCCTTACCTTCGGAAAGCAGACGGAAGAAGCCTGCCTTGAGGGAGATGCGCTTACCGATTTCTGTGCCGCCACCAGTCAGGGCTTTTGCCAAGGCGCTCATTTCGCCACGTTTGACGAAGGCGGGTGCATTTAAGGGATTGAAAAGGGCTACGTTGCTCATGATTGTTTTCTCGTTTGGGTTGGTTGATTTAAGAACTGCTGCCTCGGCCATCACGCCGTTGGCTTTCGAACGCTGATGGAATACTCAGTATTGCTGTTAAGACCTTCGGGCATAAGTCCCAAGTTGTCTGTCAAAAACTTCGCCATGTTGGTCTGCGAAATTCGCTTCTCGTACAGGTCCAGTGCATCGTTGGCAAGTACAAACTTATTAAACGAGTCCCAGTCTGTTGTCGAGTAGCGCGTCTTGGTGCCCAAGATCACAGTGCCTTCTGCTGTACGCACTGATGAAACGCCGGATGCAAGCATCTGGTCCTTGAGCGCAATCTTGATCGAGTCCTGCTGCAGCTTGATGCCTGCAATCTCTGCGTCATATGCGTGTGTCAGGTCTGCCATCTTTGCAGCCATCCTGCGGTAGATCTTGGCTAGCCGGTCCATCGGGTATGCAGCCATACCACCATCTTCTTGCACCGCTGTCGGTGTCACGTTTTCGTCATCTGCCATTTCTAGCTCCTCGGTTTGTCTAACGTTTGACAATTATAAGCATACTTTTTTGATCTGGCACCCTCCTTTAAATATTTATTTCACTGTCAAACATCTCGACCATCTGCATGTGTGCACCCACCTTAGCATTCATGGCTTTGAACATCTTCTTTTCGATAGGCGACGACTCGATGTGGACCACTGTTACCTTGTTAGAAGTCTGGCCCTTGCGGTCTGCTCGGGCAATCGCTTGTGAATACAGCTCCACACTCATCAGCGGGCCGTAGAAAATCACTGTGTCAGCGGCCGTCAACGTGATGCCATGTGCTGTGGCTTGGGGCTGCATGACCAGAACCCGAACAGTGTCTGTTGTCTGGAAGTCACTGATGATCGTTCCGCGTTTGTTGGCTGCTACGCCGCCATGAATCTGTGCATTGCCGATGCCTTGGCTGTTCAGGAAGTTTGTGATCGTTACAATGCTGGCGCGGAACATCGCAAAGATGATAACCTTGCGGTCTGTCTCTTGCAGAATTTCCAGCAAGACATTCAGCCTTGGCGCGCAATCGAACTCCACAACCTCACCCACATCACCGAGCGCCGCACCCGCAGATATCTGCAGCAGCTTGGTTATCGCAACACCGGCATTGACGGCAGTAATCGTTGTGCCTTCGGCTTCGATCAGGAGCTGCTCTTTGAGCTGTTTGTAGTATTTGTTTTGCTGAGCCGTCATCTCGACATGACGTGTCACTGTCACAACGGGAGGCAGGTCCATGCACTGCGCTTTAGTGAACCGAATGGCGGGCTGTAGCACTTTGAACACGGTGTCTTTTGCGCTGGCCTTTGGTGCCCACTTGAACGTTGTGATCTTGTCCATTACTTTGTCACGCCAGCCCGTCATAAATTTAGGCGCGGAGTTTGGGTTCACGAGGCGCGCCAGCCCGAAAGCGTCCATAGGGGACTGCGCTGCAGGTGTGCCGGTCATCATCCACAGATACGTGTCGGGTTTGATGACTGATGCCAATGCTTTCCAGCGTCGGGTTGCGGGGTTTTTGTACGCATTGCAGTTGTGAACTAGGCACCCTTCAACAAAGTAGTTAGGTGTGCCTGCAACTCGCAGGTTGTATACAGGCGTCTCACTGTCGCATTCGATATACGTAACACCCGCCACCCAAGTTGCGCCAACCTCGCCGTCTTCTTGAT